GCATTAGCAATGGCTCCGGCGACAATCGCCGCTGTACCCGCCAGACCGATAGCTGCGCCCACTGCAGCATTCGCCCCGAGGACACCAGCACCGGCTCCGGCCGCTGCCCCGCCAGTCCAGATTGAAATCACGATGACCACAATCACCAGCACAATCTTGAACCAACCACTCTGATACCAGCGGGTTTTCTTTACCTCATAGCAGTTGAAGATGATGTACCCACATTCACTAGTCACCTGGGTAGCATGGACAAGGCCCACATCCTGCAGGACGCCATAGTGCAGAGGGACAATGAAACCTGACTCATCTTTGTCTTTCAGGGCATTCTTGGCATTGGTGCCGACCGACTTACCTTTATAGACTTTGTTCTTGTGGTAGGCGCCTGAGATGTTCAGCACCCGATAACTGGTGGCTGTCGTCTGCCAGTAGATGGTCAGCACGTCATCATTCAGGTCATCAGCATCATCCGGGTCACCGCCGATACCGGCGACATACATATCCACCAGGATTGGGTTGCCTTCGGTAATGGCAAATTTCAGTTGTCCCGGCTGGGCGCCGGCCCAGGCTTTGCCTGAACCAACCGTCTCTGAAATGTAGTTCCAGGAGATGGTGATGTTGTACCAGTCTGTCCACGACTGAGTACCCTTAATCTGGATGCTCGACGACTGTGGCTTCGTCAGGCTGGCACGAACTGGCTCCGCTGTTCCGTATAACGGGTCAGCCGGATTTGACTGTGCTGCTTTCCACGCATTCCAGCGATTCTGGAAAGTGGCCCCTTCCAGTGCCCGGGTACGCCAGGCCAGGTAGTCTGACTGGCTCGAACTCTGGTAGGCGATGAGCCGGCGGAAGAACTCATACACGTACCGTTTACACGAATCACGCTTGGTGTTCAGGGATACCCCGAAGACCATGGCAGCGTAGTCGATGTCATCGATGTCTTTGTTATCTTCCACGCTGTCCACCAGGTCAGCAAAATCACTGCCAATCAGCTTCTTGTAGGCTTTAGACAAGGAATCATATGGTTCTCTGCGGGAACGGATACCTGCCCCCTGCCAGATAATCGTGCCGTATTCTTTGATGGATTTGTTCTTAATACGGATGGGCAGAACAGGGAAGAACTCCCCCATCGGTGCCACAGCTCCGATGTACTTGTCCAGCACTCCGCCGCTACCCAACTGGTAAATCATGATGTCCGTTTTGTTGTAGGACACCTGGGTCAGTTCCTGGGTATCGAGCCGGGAGTCATAAACGTATTTCACCTCTTCCTTTACCGTGGTCGTGGTGATGGTCACACCCACCAGGACACCGCCGACGTTCTCTGTCGTGTGCTGTACGGTCTGGGAAGTGACCGGCACAACGGTGCCCCGCTTCCAGGTATAAAGGAAAGACCGGAGTGACTTGATAGTGTCACTGCCCTCGGCCTGGCCCTGGAACTCCTCTTTCATGTAGTTGCTGGCCATATCACTGACCACCACATTCTCTGTGGATTCGGTCGTGGTTGGCTGGTAGTCCATACCGTTGTCGTACACCTTCTCCGTGGTGACTGTGGTTTTCAGCACCTGAGGGTAGGACGAAGGAACTTCACTCACTACCGTATAACCGGAGTGGGATGGTTCGGTTGGCAGGTCAGTCTCCATTGCCCCGGGCACCACCGGGCCGAGAGTGGCCTCCGACGTCAGGGTGTACTGGGCATAGATATAGTTGGCATTGTCGTTATAGCCAGCCGCTACCACCTGCAACCTTGAACCATCAGCCAGCGTAATGTTCATGGTATTGGTGGCTTCTTCAAAGTCAGCCGCCCAGTCCGTATTGAACTTGTCGAGCTGGTTGCGAAGCATGTACTGACGTGCCCACCACATGTAATCGGCATCGTCTTTCACTGCGCCCTGCACCCAGGCCGGCTGGCCCAGTGCCGCTACAATATCAGCAGACGGGATAGACACGGCGGAACCAATGTTCCCCGTGGGCATCTTCATATACTGCTGCATGTTGTCCCGCACCCAGCGATACCAGGATTTGTACTTGATGGCCGGGCCACCAATGTACGCCGACTGGATACCGTTCGAGACAGTCCGGTCATTAGACTGGTTCATGACGGCGCCATACAGTGCCGTCGGCAGATAGTTGGGACGAGTCGTTGGTTCCCCGGACAGGTTGTAGACCACCGAGGAAACGTAAATCTTTTTCTTAGAAGAGAAGAAGCCCATAAACAATTAGGGAGGCTTTCGCCTCCCCCTCCATCAGAATCCCACTTTTGTTCGTAGCCCGTTGAGCACACTGTCGTAGTTGGCGTCTGCCATCGACGGTGGTGGCGTAAGCCCTTCATCGAGCGTCTTACGGGTAATCCACATATCGGCAAAGATACGGGCAACCTTGGCCTCAGCATCACGCTCATACGAGGTAACCTGCTGCTGATACAGGTCACGCTGTTTGCCCTTCGTACCAGTGATGAGCGAGCCATCAGACAGACGAGTGGTGAGCGTATCTGCACGGGCAGATTCCGTCTGCTCAACAATGAGGTTCTTCTGCATCGGCAGAATGTTCGCATTGGTGTATTCCTGAGCCGCTGCTTCTGCATTAACTTTGTCGGTCTGTGCCGGCAGCAGATAGCTGGTCTGGAATTGTTTCTGAGCAGTGTCGGCCTGGACGTTGTTGTTCTGCGTACCGAGCAACGTAGTCTGGGCAGCGGTTTGCGTGTTCTGCGCCGAGAGCTGGGCTTTCTGCAGCGGCATCAGTTGCGACAGTTGGTACAGCGCAATGTCTTTGTCTGCAGTCAGTTTGGTCAGTTGCATCTGGGTAACCTGGTTCTCCAGAGGCATTACCGTACCGAGCTGGTAGACCTTGATGTCCTTATCCACGCCGGCAATTTCAACCTGCTTATTGGCCAGGTTGTACTGCGCATCTGCATTGGCAATCTGCATCTTCGTCAGAGCGTATTGTGCTTTCGCATTAAACGCCTCGTAGCGGGAAGCAGCCAGTTGAGCCTTCGCAATATCGAGTTGTACACGAGCAGTGACTGCTTCGATTTCAGCTTTTCGAGCCTGCGTCTGAACCAGCACAGCTTGCCAGTACGCCTGGTCTTTACCCAGCAGGAACTGAGTAGCAGCACCCAGGGTACTTGCCATGACCTGAACATAAGCATCGGTGTAGTCCTTACCGGTAATCCGGTTCTTTTCGAACTCACCTTTCAAGTGGGCACTGACGGAAGACATCAGTGCATCGAAGGTGCCAGTACCACCGACAATCCCGGTGGTCAGGTCACCATTACCCAGCTCAGTGATACCGGCATACAGCGGGTTATCATCTTTGCTCGGGAACTGATAATCGGAGTCCCCCAGGTTAATGTCCGGGAGCAGAAATTCAGCGTCATCTGTCAGGCTTACGAATAAGTCCTGACCGACGCTGCCTGCGTTTTTGTCAGTGGTATCTGCCATGCTTATTCAATCCCGGCTGCAGCAGCCTGTTTGTTTGCCAGACGGTTCAGTTCGTCCTGCGTCAATGGCTCAAGGATTTCCAGCGCAAACTCAGGCACCCACTTCTGCTGTACCTCAGTCTGGCCACCCGGCTGTTGAATCACACGAATCTGTTGGAACTTACGTTCTTTGAGCTGTTTGTACAGCACATACGGTACGTGGTAACCGTTGTCGGTAGCTTCCCCATAAGGGATGAACTTACGAACGGTGCCCAGGAATTTGTTGGCAACAGTGAAGATTTCACCGTGCAGGTCTTTCTTATCAGGGTTGAGGTTGGCAATGCGCAGGCGCACCAGCTTCATCTCTTCCATCTGCATACGCTGACGAATCTGCGCATGAGTTTCTTCGCCGGCTGCAGGAGCAGCTTCGCTGGTTTTGTTACCGGCCAGCTTGTCTTCGATTTTCTGTTTCAGCGCATCAATACCGATGTTAGGCGAGTATTTGATGCCCATGGTGTCAGCACGCTGTTTGAGCAGGTCAAGTTCGTCCATCTTCATTTCCTTTATATAAAGAGGGGGAGCCGAGACTCCCCCTATTGAGTGGCTCAGCTATTACAGCGGAGCAACGGTTTTGATGAGCGCGATACGCTCAGGGCGCAGAATCAGAGTACCGTAGTACCACTTGATTGAGCTGAAGCCCATTTCGCCATACGGGTCGTTACGGTCGGCAGTTGCTTCGCCAGGCATCTTGGTAGTGACTTTGAACTTCAGAGTCTTACCGTCAGTCTGGAAGCCGATGGTGGTGAAGGACTCAGCACCGATGACCAGCATCGGGTACACGTCGTATTTACCACCGGTAGCACGGTAACCAGGGTTAGTGGTAACCGCTTTACCTACGCCTGCCCAGTGCAGCATTTCCGGTACAACCACCAGACGGAACGCATCGATAGTACCGATTTCGCCGTTCAGGATGGTGCCAGCATCAGCATACTGGTGAACCGGGATGAAAGCAGCGTTATCAAACGGGTCTTTCATCTTACGCAGCAGAGGAATCAGTTCGGAGCCAATGAACATAACACGGCCAGCACTGATAGTGCGGGTGTCAATCATACGGCTACCGACGATGACTTTGGTCTGCTTCGGAGTGCGGTTTTCGTCCAGGGTAATGGACAGACGCATCAGGTCGTCGTAATCGACGATGGATGCAACGCCGGCAGCGCCTTCACCAGTGATTTCAGAATCCTGGGTAGCAGCACCGGTGTAAACCACAGTACCGGCCGCAGCCAGCAGGTCTTTCTGCAGAACCGCTTCGGTCAACTGCACTGCGCCGTTCATCAGCTCAGTAGAGATGTGTGACCACAGCTCAGAGTCAGAGTCGAAGTCCAGAGCTTCCTGAGAGAACTCAGTGAAGAAGCCGAACTTCTGGATACGGCCAGAGCGGGTGATACGGCTGAAGCCAACACGGTTCACACGACCACCGACTTCAGTCAGGGTAGGGATTTTACCGGTGATGGTGCCGATGTCTTTGCTTGAACCATACAGGTTGCCATCAACGATGGTAGCGCCGGAGGCGTCGATACCCTGGTCGTTTTTGTTACGGTCGTCGAGCAGAGGGATGTAGTGATACACCTTAATCTCTTTACCGTAGTTCTTCGGCATACCAGTTACGTCAGCCAGCGGCATGAAGTATTGGTCTTTACGAGCTTCGATAAGCGCCTTCTTCCACCAGAAGAAGGTGTTCATCTGTTTGGCACCAGCATCGTCAATAGACGACGGAGCGGTGTCCGGGTTGTTGTACAGCATACCTTTAGCGGCCATGGTTTACCTTCCAGTTCACACGGAGATGTTCATTAATTTCAGGAACTCATCATCCGACATACTCAGTGGATTCAAGTCCTGCTTCACTTTTTGGGGAGCAGATTTCGTAGGAGATGCTGCCCGAGCTTTATCACTGTTCACAGGAGCCGGAGCCACTGGAGCTGCTGCACGAGTTTCAACCTGT